GGACGGTGATCAACCTGCCAGCACTCGCCGAAAAAAACGATCCGATCGGTCGTGAAATAGGGCAAGCACTATGCCAGGCACGATATGACGAGAAGGCGCTGGAGCGGATCCGGCAAGTACTCGGTGAAAGCTTCCTCGCACTTTATCAACAACGCCCGACAGCCAGCGAAGGCAATATAATCAAGCGGCATTGGTTCGGGCGCTATGATCAATTACCTTATGAGTTTGTCCGCATTGTTCAGAGTTGGGACACGGCACAGAAGGCCGAACAGATAAATGATCCAAGCGTATGCACCACATGGGGCGAAACCCGGACGCATCGCTACCTCTTGCATGTTTATAAAAAACGCATGGAATACCCGGAACTAAAAAAGACAGCGAAAAGCCTAGCCGAAAGCTGGAACCCGGACGCGGTACTCATTGAAGACAAGTCGAGCGGTACGTCCTTGATCCAAGATTTGCGCGACGAAACCATGATGCCAGTGATTGCAATCGAGCCATGCGGCGACAAAATAACGCGCCTTGCCGTGGTCGCCCCTGTTTACGAGGCCGGTATCGTGTTACACCCTCACAAGGGAAAAGACGGTACGCCGTGGCTTGAAGATTACGAGGGCGAACTAGTATCATTCCCGAACGTGCCACACGACGATCAGACGGACAGCACAAGCCAATACCACGAATGGGCGAAGATAGGACTCGGGATAATGACGCACGATTCTACAGGCGACAATACAGCAGGCTCGAAAGCATACGACGGAGAAGGATCACAAATAGACGATGATCGCGGATTCGGAAGTATTCGCGGATCAGGAAATGACTTAGGAGACTTTTAGCAATGGCACACGAAAACGATACAGCAAAAGCGCCGAAGGTTGGCGAATTTTCATCGACAGGACTCACAGGGATCGGCGGTCTTTTGTCAGCTTATACCGACGGGCTGATCGTAAATGAAGACGAGCTCTTACAAACGAAAGGCGGCGGCGATCTTACTGTTTATGAAAAGGTACTGCGTCAAGTTAAAAGCACCTTCCAGCAGCGCCGCCAAGCAGTAACAAGCAAAGAATGGGGAGTAGAACCCGGCGGCACAAGTGCGATCGATAAAAAGGCGGCGGACTTTATCGAAGAGGCATTAAACCATGTGGGCTGGGATAACGTCACTGAAAAAATGCTTTACGGTTTGTTCTATGGTTATGCAGTAGCCGAGACGATGTTCGTAAATGACGGGGCAAATATAATGCTCGATAAAGTTCGAGTCCGTAATCGCTCCCGGTTCAAGTTCGACAACGATCGAGAATTGTATCTATGTGACACGCTGAATAAACCCGTACATATGCCCGCTGAGAATTTCTGGCACTTCTCAGCCGGGGCGGATAATGACGATCGGTTATATGGGTTAGGTCTTGCCCATTGGTTGTACTGGCCTGTCTTCTTTAAACGCAACGGGCTAAAATTCTGGCTTATCTTTTTAGAAAAATTCGGTATGCCGACAGCGATCGCAAGAGCGTCGAAAGGAATCACAGACAGCGAGGTCGAAAGGCGTAAGGTATTGGAAGCTTTACAGGCACTACAAACGGACAGCGGCATTGTGGTTCCTGAACAAGTTGCTATTGAGTTAATGCAAGCGACGCGATCAGGGACGGCGGATTATACAGAACTCAATAATAAAATGAACGCCGCGATCTCAAAGATCGTACTGTCTCAAACAATGACCACCGACGACGGATCGAGTAATTCACAATCCGAAGTCCATTTAAAAGTCCGAGACGAAGTGATCGAGGCCGACGCGGATCTTATTTGCGAATCGTTTAATCGGCACACGGTCAAAAACTTGATCGATTGGAACTTCGCCGGGGCAAAGTATCCGAGAGTCTATCGTAAGACCGAAGAGGAAGAGGACGTAAACCAGATCGCCGAGCGCGATTCAAAATTATATCTAACAGGCTACCAGCGAACACTCGAAAGCGTGGAAGAAGTATACGGCGAAGGGTACGAAAAGGCCGAAGCACAAGAAAAAGAAGAGCCGCCAACAGAAGAGCAAGTGGCCGAAGACTTCGCCGAGATTGACGCGCTAACAATGACCGCGAACGCGCACAGGCGAAACCAAGATCAGATCGTAAAAGCCGCGCAAGTACTCGCCAAGAAATATCCGGAGATCATCGCGCCGCGAATAACTGGCTTGTTATCCTTCCTCGAAGAATCCGGCGATCTCGTCGCATTTCGTGAACACTTAACGGAGTTAATCGCAGAGGTTGCGCCGTCGTACATGGTCGAGCCGATACAGAAGGCCGGGATCGTGTCCCGCTTACTTGGCACATTACAAGGACAGCGCAATGCCTGATCAAGCCGGTGAACTTGGAGCCGGGGCGGTACTCGCCGGGAAGGTAACATCAATAGATTTTACTTTACCGCCAAGCGACGCGATCGCCTTTTTCCGGGATAAAGGGATCACTACCGGGTTTAGTTTTGCCGATCTTATCGGGGCGGAGCATGACAACGCCTTCACGGTTGCAAAAATCATGGACGTTGATTTGTTGCACGACATACGAAAGGCTGTGGACATCGCGATCGCAGACGGCACAACCGCGCAGACCTTCGCCAAGCAGTTGATCCCAGAGTTACAGAAGAAAGGCTGGTGGGGACGCTCCGCTCGACTCGATCCGGTATCTGGTAAACGTGTCGGCACGACATTCGCCCCCTGGCGGCTCGAAACGATTTTTAGAACCAATATGCAAAGCGCTTATTCGGTCGGGAATTGGCAATCAATCCAGACAAACAAAAAGACCGCCGAGTACTTGATGTATGACGCGGTAGACGATGGCCGCACACGCCCGGAGCATAGAGCGTGGGATAATACTGTGCGCCCGGTCGACGATCCTTTCTGGTCAACACATTATCCACCTAACGGATATAATTGCCGATGCGGCACGATTCAGCTATCACAACATGATCTTGATGATCTCGGGCTTGAAGTCAGCGAGCCGCCCAAAATCGAATACAGAGACTGGAAAAACCCACGCACAAAACGCAAGAGGAAGATCCCGAAAGGCATTGATCCCGGTTTCGACAGAAACGCAGGAAAGGCACGAAAACAAACGATCCGCTCGGCTTTATCGGACAGGGCGAAGGGGTTGCCGCAAGATATGGCAAGGGCATTATTGGAAGGTATCCGAAAATATGGCGCATAGTGGGGAAATGCCCCCTTGCATCATTCGGGTTTATTGTATAAAACGACACTGAATACGGTGTTGCAAAACCTAGAAGGTATTAAAAATGAAAAAATTGGACATATTCAAGAAAGGTAAGCACACCACCGCCGCCGGACAGACGATCGCTTTTTCGGAAGATGATCTGCAAGCGTCCGTCTCAGCATACGATCCAAAGCTGCACGAAGCCCCGATCGTTATTGGACACCCGAGCGATGGCGCACCGGCTTATGGCTGGATTGGTTCGATGGAATACGCGGAAGGTAATATCGAAGCGAACCCGATCCAAGTTGATCCAGAGTTCGCTGAGATGGTGGTCGCTGGCCGCTTCAAGAAAATATCATCAAGTTTTTATCATCCTGACTCTCCGGTCAATCCAGTGCCGGGCGTTTATTACTTGCGCCACGTTGGATTTTTGGGCGCACAAGCCCCAGCAATCAAGGGACTTCGTGACGCTTCTTTTTCTGAAAGCGCCGAGGACTATGTAGAATTTACAGAAGGCTATGCAACCGCATCGATCTTCCGTAACTTGCGGGATTTCTTTATTGAGAAATTCGGTCTTGATACAGCCGACAGTGTATTACCGGGCTGGCTCGTCGAGTCAGTCGAAGATCGATCAAAAACACCCGCCGCCGAAGATACGGCGGATAACTTTAACGAAGAGGATAAGACCATGACCCCGGAACAAATTGCAGCACTTGAAGCACGCGAAGCCCAGCTAAAGAAAGACCAGTTGGAATTTCAGGAAAAACAGGATAAGGCCAAAGCCGATGCCGTTTCATTCTCAGAAGATCAAGCCAAGCAAAAGGCCGCTACTAACAAGGTACGGGCTGACGCTGACGTGAAAGCCTTGATCGAAGGCAATCACATCACCCCGGCGCACGCCGCTGGCCTGTCTGACTTTGTGCAAACACTTGACGACGACGTGGAAATCGAGTTCAGCGAAGGCGAAGGCGACGATAAAAAGGCCGTGAAGAAATCGCCACGCGCTTACTTTGTTGATCTCTTGAAGACCAGTAAGACCGGTATCAACTTCGCCGAACAAAGCGCCGACGATGGGAACGATCTCGGCAAGCAGACGAACGAACAGGTCGCGCAGTTGGCGAAGGCGCATAAAAATACAATGGCGAGCAAAGGCGTTGAGCTTTCATTTACCGAAGCCGTTGCAGCCGTTCACAAGGGCGAGCATTTAACCGTCGAAAGCTAATTGCTAACGATTAAAAACAACGATTTATTATTTCTGGAGTAAGACATGAACAAGCTATTTATTAAAAAGTTTACAGCCGAAGCCATTGTAAGCCCTCGCCGTATTGTTAAGTTCGGCACGTCGGATAGCGAAGTACTGCAAAACGCCGCCGCAACTACCAAAGGTTTTGGCGTTGCGGACAGTCTCGGCGGTGAAGCTATCGGTGATTCCGTTGACGTTGTAATGGCTGGGATCGCAGAAGTTGAATATGGCGGCACAGTGACACGCGGCGACGATCTTGTTGCCGACTCAACAGGTCGCGCAGTAGTGGCCGCAGCAGCCGCCGGGGTTAACGATCATGTGATCGGTATGTGCATGAAGTCCGGTGTCGTAAGTGATATTGGCGAAGTATTCTTGTCCGTGTCAGTAAAACAGGGCGCTTAATCGGTCAGCGGTAGCAGACTAAATAAAAATTTTTTAAGGAGTACAAAATCATGAAAGCACCATTTCCGATTCAGCCGCAATTAACACAGATTGCGCTGGCTTACCGAAACGAGTCATACATCGCCGACAGTGTGTTGCCTCGCTTCCCTGTATCTGTGCAGTCGTTCAAATATACGCAGTACAACAAAAGCGAGCGATTCACCATTCCCGAAACTGATGTAGGCCGCACCTCCCAGCCTAACGAAGTTGAGTTCGGCGGGACAGAAACCGAAGCAAGCACCACGGATCGCGCACTTGATGATCCGATCCCTTATGCGGACATTGAAAACGCAAAGGGCGCAAACTTCGATATTGAAGGCACAGCCGTCGAAGGCATCATGGATTTAATTGACCTACAGCGTGAGCAGCGCGTGGCTACATTGGTCTTTAATGCCGCGAATTATGCCGCCGCCAATAAGGTTACCTTGGCTGGGACAGATCAGTGGTCAGACTTTGCGAACAGCGATCCGATTGCCGATATTATGCTTGGCCTCGATTCCTGTATTATGCGCCCGAACAAGGCGTGTATGTCTCGCGGGGTCTTTACCAAGCTGTCAACACATCCCGATATTGTTAAGGCCGTAAACGGCAACAGCGGCGACAGTGGTATCGCACGCCGTCGCGCTATCGCTGAACTGTTTGAGCTTGACGATATTCTGGTCGGTGAAGCGTGGTATAACTCAGCCGCAAAGGGTCAGACCGCCGCCTATGGTCGTTTATGGGGTAATGCGTTCCTGTTATTCCGCGACGAAAAACAGGCGCTACAGCGTAAGGGCGCAACCTTCGGCGGGACAGCACAGTGGGGCGGTCGTATCGCGGGTTCATGGGAAGACAAAAACATCGGTATGCGTGGCGGTAAACGTGTTCGCTCCGGTGAGTCAACCAAGGAAGTTTTGATCGCCGCCGATCTGGCTTACCTGATCACAACCCCGATCGCTTAATAGCGGTATTGATTGAGTGACCGGGGAAACTCGGTCGCTTTTTTCATTCAAAAGATAAGGAGCCTATTATGGGCAGCATTAAAAAAGACGACGGCAAGTACGAAGCGATCGGATCGATCAAGATCGATGGTGAAATGATCGATGATGGCGATCGTTTTAATTGTAGCGATTCGACCTTTAAGCGATTAAAGGCCACCGGGAGCGCGAAAGTTTACGGCGAGAATGGGGTATCTAGTTCGGCAACTGACGGCGACAAAGAAGCAGCCGACGGCGAGATCGCCGCACCAAAAAAGAAAGCTAAAAAGTAAAAAATGGCATACGTTACCGAAACCGATTTAGACGAACGCTTCGGCGATACGGAAATGGATCAGTTACTCGATCCGGATAATACCGGATCAAGAGTACCGGCCATTCTCGCCGCCGCCGTGGCCGACGTTGATAGCCTGATCGACGGCTACTTAAATGGTCGGTATGATGTGCCGCTTGCCGCCCCGCTCCCTTCGATTGTTGTCGGGATCGCGGCGGCTCTTACTCGATATAACCTGTATGGATCACAGGCTCCAGAACAGATTACGGAAAATAAAAAAGACGCTATCCGCCGTCTTGAACATATCCAAAAA